ACAGACGAAACAGGAATAGTAAAAGAAAACGGAACAATCCACTATTACAACGGAAAGTTAAAATACCATGCAGACGGGTCTGTTGTGCCGTTGGGTACGGTAACAGAGTTTGCGACAGAAGTGTTAGCCTACGTTGATACCGTTGGTACGGCAACAACAGGGAATAAATACTTAATGAGCGCAGTTTCTGAGGATCCTTACACTATCGCTGAATACAATGGCACAACATGGGTTTATACTCCATTGGTTGACGGTCAAATCATTGAAGTACTAGCAACGGGTAAGACGTATAGATATGATTCGAACGTACCTTTAAGCCCATTGACTGAGTATGGAGAGCAAAAGGCACTCGCAAAACTTACATTAAGCAGAAAAACAGATAGTTATACATTGGATTATGGTGACCAATTGAAGACTATTGAAATGAATAAGGCAACGGCTAACACGTTAACTGTGCCGGCTAATGTATTTGTAGCAGGGAATCAAATTTTGATTACACAATACGGAGCAGGGCAAACGACAATAGCAGCAGGTGCTGGAATGACGTTAAGAAGTGACGGTGGTAAATTGAAAATTAACACTCAATATTCTATGGCGACGATTCTTTTTATTTCCGCAACGGAAGCGTATGTATCAGGTAATTTAGCTTTATAATGAGCTTAATACCTTCGTTTATAAGGTTTAAAGAAGTCACTACCGCATTGGATAGTGACTCTTTATTTTTACAACCTATTGATTCAGATATACCTAAAAAAGTATCGTTGTCAAATTTTGCGACCTATTTAGGAGATGAAGACAATGGTATTCTATTTGGTGGCACGAGTGCAGATGAAGACGTTTATAAGATTATCGGAGGCGTTGGAGCAAGTATTAATTCAGATATATACAATTTATGAGCGATATAACAAAACGAATAATAATAAAAAAGGGCAGTGGTATTGCAACAGTGCCAAGTAGCTCAGACCATCGAGATGGCACGTGGTTAGCAACTGACATTTATATGGGTGAATTCTATATGAACACTGTAAATGGTAAGATATACACACGTACAGCAAGTGGTATTGAAGAAATTATTTACGACGTTGCAGATTTTGAAGTGTTAGCAAATAAAGCGACTGATTTCACTACTATAAACAATACTAAATACCCAACAACTCAAGCAGTCGAAAATCAAATTGATGCTAAATTATTAGCTGAAAACTATTGGATTGTAGGAAGTGCAGAAATTGCAAGGGGTTACAGAGCGCAACATAACTCAACAACGGTATTAGCTGAAAATATTGCAACAGGGACACTACAAGGTACAGCAACAGCGGTGGCAGTGTCAACAACGTCTATACAAACTAAAAAAACACGTTTAAAAATAGGTGTTTCAACTCCTGCTGCAAATGGTATTTGTGGTTATAGGTCAACAAGTGCGTTTAATATTGTCGGCACAGGATGGAAAATGGCAGTTGCTTTTGGTGTATCTGATACAGCATTTAATACAAATGCACGCCAATTCTACGGAATGACAGCAACAACAGCGTCTTTAGGAATTTCCTCTACTGTTACGGTTGAAAGCTTATTAAATATTATCGGTATTGGTTCGGATGCTGCTGATACTAATTTACAAGTATTCCATAACGATGGAACAGGTACAGCTACAAAGATAGATTTAGGAGCTAATTTCCCTGCAAACAGAACAAGTGGAGCGGCTGCAACTGATTTCTTTGTGTTTGAAATGTACAACCCATTTGATTCTATGAATGTATATTACAAAGTTACATCTTTAGAAAATAACGTAACAGTTGAGGGTACTATCACAACTAATTTACCAAGTGATACAACACCAATAACAATACAGGCTTGTAGAACGTCTGGCGCATCTTCAAATGCTTGTAGTTTTGATATTAGTCAACTAACTTTAAATTGTTTATCATGATAGAAGTAATACAAGAAGTAAGAGGAGCTTACACTTATGTAGAAAGTAGCTACTTAAACATAATCAAAGTAGGTAATGAAGTTTTGAACTCTGATGTAGCAACAGAAATAACAGCTCAAGAAACTATCATTAATGATTATATCTAATTTACAACAAAGACCCTAAAAAAAGGTTAATAAAATATGAATGAAGTCAAGTACATTTTAGAGCAAATCAGGAAGACCAAAACAATAGTGCTAATTATTATCTTGCTTGCCTTCATTCTTTTTTATTACAAATCATTGGTTACTCAAGTAGTAATAACCAAAATCGAGAAAGTTGACGAAGTAAAAAAAGACATAACTAATAATGTTTTGATTCAACAAATGTTAAATGACTTGATGTTGAAATACAAAGCGGATAGGGCATATATCTTTCAATTTCACAACACGATCAAATACTACGACGGGACGCATAGAAACCATCAATCAATGAGTTTTGAAGTGTGTAACAATGGTGTAAGCCCTGAAGCACATAACTTACAAAACATACCGGTTAGTTTATATCCTTTGTTCTTACAACAAATAATGTTAGAACGTATGAACTATTGTGAAGTAAATGAAATACAAGAACATACAACAAAATCGGAATTATTAAGACAGGGTGTTAAGTCTATTTGTATCGCGCCGTATTTTAAGAATGGAAACTTTGTGGCTTACATTGGTATTGACTATGTGAAAAAGGGAATGTGTAAGGACATAGATTTTAGAGAATTTAAACAATTTACAAACGAAATAGGAACAATTTTAATGTTATGAGAAAAGGAGGTAAAAAAGGTTGCCAATGCAAAGATGGCACGTATTCCAAAGAGTGTTGCGATGGTCAATCACAAGGGATTGGAAGCACTGAGCAACAGGTAGTAAGTAACGTAAACCATACTATTGAAGTACGGCAAATTACAACAGAAAGAGGTTAAATAAGTTATTAAAGAAAAACGTTATGAATAAAGAAATAAAAGATGCGTTGAAAACTATCAAGACATTTTTAGGAATGGAAGTTAAGTTGGAGCAAATGAAGCTGATTGACGGCAACACGGTAATCGAAGCGGATTCATTCGAGCCGGGTGCAAGTGTTATGATCGTAGTTCCTGAGGGTGAACCTGTACCATTGGAAGTTGGAAAGTACGAACTTGAGGACGGTAGACTATTAGTAGTTGAAGAAAAAGGAATGATCGCTTCAATTGAAGAAATGCCTGCTGAATCAGAAGAGGAAGAGATGCCTGTTGAGGCTGATATCACTCCAGAAGTTGAAGTGAAACAACCAAAGAAAGTTGTAAGCATCACTGAACAGCACTTCGCAGAAATGGAGGCAAAGATTGCAGAGCTTGAAGCTAAGTTATCAGCAATGACTCCTGAAGTAGTTGAAGAACAACCAACGGATGTAATCGAATTTAGCGCAGAACCGAAACCAATTCAATTCAACCCTGAAAACGTACAACCAATGGAGAGAGTAGACTTGGCAATTAATACGCCTAAATCGTTAAGAGATAGAATTTTAGAAGAAGTATATAACAACAAATAAACAAATAAAAAATGGCTACAACAGTTAACATTACAACTACATACGCTGGACAGGATTCTAAGCTATGGGTAAAAGCTGCTTTATTAAGCGGTAACACATTGGCAAATGGAGGTATGACAATCGTACCAAACATAGCCTACAAAACTACAATGCAGAAATTAAGCACGGATGGTCTTTTAAAAGATGCAACGTGTGATTTTACAGCACTTTCTACAGTAACACTTTCTGAAAGAAGTTTGACTTTAGAACCGTTTCAAGTAAATTTACAATTGTGTAAGAAAGATTTTTATGCAACTTGGTCTGCTGAAGAAATGGGATTGTCTGCTAACAAAGTTTTAGCTAAATCTTTTGTAGATTATTTCTTGGCTTATATTACTGAGAAAGTTGCTGAATCAGTTGAGGTTTCTATTTGGAGAGGTGCTAACGGAACAACAGGACAAATCGATGGTATCATGACTTTATTAACTGCTGATGCTGCTTTACCTACTGCAAACGAGGTTGCTGGTACAACTGTAACATCTTCAAACGTTGTTGCTGAATTAGGTAAAATTGTAGATGCAATTCCTGCAGCTTTGTATGGTGCGCCTGACTTGAAAATTTACGTTTCACAAAACATTGCTAAGGCTTATGTAAGAGCGCTGGGAGGTTTCTCAG